AAAGAAAAACCAAAGACATTTGGCTGGTTTGCCCCCTTATCGATGGCGGGGCATCCCAGTTCGGTAAACCAGATCGGCTTGCTTTGGGCCCCCCCTCCGGTGGGCGTTGCGCTTTCCACCCCTCCCGGCCTGTCAAAATGGGGACGCTGCCACCAGTTGACCAGATCCTTCTGTCGAAAGACCCAGGGCTTGGCATGGGCTCCGTCGGTGATGGGGGTGCGTATCTGGTCTGTGCGATCTCCCTCGCTTGCGTAGAACCAGTCGTACCCCTCCCCGCCTGCAATGTTGCCTTTCAGGTAGTCCAAACCGTAAATGGTGGCGGTACCTGCCTGCCGGTCCAGGTGGGTTACCCCGTCACGCCAATCTGCAAGCGGCATGTAATTGTCTATGCCTATAAAATCTATCTGGCTGTCGGACCAAAGAGGGTCGAGATGAAAGAACACATCACCACTGCCATCTTGCGGGTGATGCCCAAAATATTCCGACCAGTCAGCCGCGTAGGAAATCTTTGTTGCAGCGCCGAGCAATGTTCTTGCTTCCGTCGCCAGCGAGACAAGCTGGGCGACTGCGGGGTAGCTCGCAGGCCCATCGCGCAACTGGGTAAGACCGCGCATTTCAGTTCCAATCAGAAACCCGTCAACGCCCCCCGCCCAGGCGCACAAGGCCGCGTTATGCAGCACCATGCGCCGGTAGGACCATTCCAGCGGTCCTGTGTAGGTAACGCCCGCCGCATTGATCGAGAAATCGCCCGCCACCGCCGCCCCGAAAAACGAGGCTACCTCAACAGCAATAGAGGCCGACTTGTCCGGCGAGCCAACAAAGCCCGGGGCTGGAGCCGTACTGATCCGTCCACGCCAGGGATAGGTCGCCTGCTCCACGCCCCCATAAGGGTCAGGCAGACCATTGCCCGCCGGAACATCCATTAGAATGAAAGGATAATAGAGCACTTCCAGGCCGCGCGCCCTGAGGTCTTCAATCGCGCGCTTCACGGACCTGTCTGAGGGCGTGCCGCCAAATGCAGGCCGTCCGTTAACTGTACTGACGGGCAAAGCCGTGCCCCGGTCGAGCCCTGAAGCCTGCCAGTGTTCAGGAACCGTGCGCTTGTCCACCGTGTCGACTTTTGGCCGCAGTGTGCAGGACCCAACCCGCAGATCATCCCCATACCAGCTCACAACCAGCGCCGCTGCGGAACAATTGGGACAGGTGGCCTGTAGATCATCAAGCGAAACGCTCCAGTCTGTGCCGCCCTTCTGGTTGTTGACATTTTCCGATTGACTGACCCCGTCGGCAAAAACCCTGCGAAAGGAAACCGTGTCGTAGCCAAATTCCGTTGCCCCGGGGATTACAGTGACAGCACGCACATCGCTCTCCACATCGGCCAGTGACCGAAAAGCCTCAAATGTCAGTTGCGGCAGACGGTTGCCAAAGTCGACGAGAGGCAGGTCTTCAAATACAATGTAGGAAACGCCGCGATAGGCGGGCACGTTGCCTGCCCCTTCCACTGCCTCCATGGTGCTGTCGGGACTCTGCGTTTCAGAGCCCAGATGCACGCGGTATGATATTTGTGTCAGGTCCAGAAGCTTTCCATCCGCCCAGATACTGCCAATGCGGGTGATTTCTCCCTCGCAGATTGCCACGGCGAAAGAGACCGAATAGGCGTAAGTGGTTGTCTCCGCACTGCTTCCCCCTCCCCCACCGCCGCCTTTACCGCCGCCGGAAGAGGTGGTCACGCTTGTTTCCCTAAAGCGGGTTGACCAGATGAGTTGGCCGGAAAGCCTGACCCGGCCATAAATGCGGGGAAGCGCCGTTCCCTCGGTAGACCCCTGAACGCTCAGCTCCGTCAACCGGGGGCCTTCGCGACTGGCGACCGTTCCAAAAAGGGCTTGGTCGATATAGGAGCCAGCAATGTTGCCGATCGCGTTGCCCAGTGCGGCACCGGAGATATTGGCCCCCATAAAACTGATCCCGGCGGGTGCAAGCGTTGACCCAAGGGCCGACCCGGCTGCGCTCAAAACGACTGTAGCCATCAGATTTCAATTCCCGGAAAACGAAAAACAAATGACAGGCGTCGCTGCCACCATTGCCCCCTATGAACCTCGGCCACCGCGCGCCCTGAACAGGCGTGCACCATCCGCCCGCCGGGGGTCTGGATTGCCGCATGTTTTGCCGCCCCGTGCGGGCTCATCCTGAATAGCAACACGTCACCCGGCGCGGCCTCAGCCACTTCCATCTCCACGAGGTGGCGATGGGCAGCGTCCGCCATCGTTTCCACGATCACCCCCGAAGCGCCCGGCACCTCCGCCCAGTCCGGGCTATAGGGGGGCGGGGTTTCGGGCGCATGTCCCTCCACCTGGATGAAGATACCGCGAATGAGGCCCAGACAATCCGTGCCCACACCTCGCATACTCGCCTGATGGCGGTAAGGTGTCCCGATCCAGCCACGGGCAGTGCTTACAATCAGGTTACGTTTGAGAGAGGCATTCACGTCTGACTTCCTCCGTCATTGTCGTCGCCACGCAAAGGATAGGAGAGAGAAAAGTCGTTTCCAGGCATATGGGGAAAGCCGCGAAAACGGGCGGCATCGCCAAATTTCTCCTGGCAGGTTGAGAACTGTTTGTCACACCCAGCACTCACTGAAAGAGTAGCGCCAACCTCCATACCCTGAGCAGGGCTATGCCAGAATACCAGTGTGACCACGCCCGCGCGGTGCGTGTGTGCCTTCACCTCCAGCACCTCGCCCGCATTAACGCCTGACGTGAAGGTGCAACGCCCGCGCGCAAACCAGGCATCTTCATACCCGTCAAGGCCGGAGACCGTGACCTCCCGATTTTCCAGGACCGTGACAATGATGCCTGCGCCGGTAAACCCGGAACCTCCGAGAGCGACGCCACAACGTGTGTCGCCTAAGTCCGCATCACAGGCGTATTGAAATATCCGTCCCGTGGGTTGGTTGAGCCGATGGCTCAGACCCCGCACCTCGGCGGTGAAGCTCCCCCTGCCCCGATGCACCTCGCCCAGGTTTCCTTTACGCAAGAGCACACGCTGGTCTGTGTCCTGCCAGTTCAGCCGCCAGATTTCGATCTGTGCATTGTCAAACAGTCCCGCAGCAAGATCGGCGTCTGTCAGATAAGAAGAAGCAAGCGCGCCCAGCACATCGAGATTGTCCACTGCCAGTGTGGCTGATGTGCTCAGAGAACTGGCGGTAAACCCTGCCGCCGCTTCATACAGCGTTCCGCCGAAGGTCAGGTCCTCGTCGGTCACGTGGCCCTAGCGCTGGTTCTTGACAGTGGCCTCGAGCCGACGCACGTCGGCGGACTCACCATGGGCGCCGATCCCGTGGGCGTCAGGGATTTCATGGGCGGCTCCTAAAGCCTGATTTCGATAATGGGGATGGCGGGAATATCACCTGCATCAAAAGCGGTGAGATTGATTTCCAGGAAATCACTGTCGAAACGTACCGGCACGTCAAAATCGAAACCGGCTGTAACTGTTGCGCCTCCGGAAGGTTCATGACCGCTCAAAAATGTCACCAGGCCCTTTGTCGCGTCGATGACAAAGTTCACGCCCTCGGTCTGCTCCACCGCGCCCACACTCAGCCGCACCGTGCCCGCCACCGGTTTGGCAATCGTGCGTTGATAGGAAGACGGTCCGGAGGCGTAGGTTTTGACGAGCTGAAATTCAGTTTCCACCCCATCCCCAACCCCCAGCACCTGGTCGGTTGGGGTGGTCTGTAGATATGGAAGGGTGGAGGAAAAATCAACCGCGTCGCGCCACCGAAACCCGTGCAGGCGCCCCAGCCGCGCCTCGAAAAATTCTGTCACTTCGTGCAGATCGGCAAGAGACCGGACACCGTAGCCCGCATTGTAGCGCCGCCTGGAATTGGCCCAGGGCGTGTTGCGCTCTTCGTATCCTGACCCCAGGGTCACAATCTCCGTGCGCCGTTCCGGCCCGCCGGATGATCCAAAGGCAATGCCGGTCGGAAAGCGAATTTCATGAAACACCATGGAAAGCCCTTACATGTCTATCGTTAAAGGTTGCGGGCGCCGCGCGAAACCGTCCGGCTCAGCATGGCTGCGATCTGGCTTTCAGAGCGGCGGAAGCTGCCTGCGTCTGTTGCGGTAACGTTGAAGGTAACAGTGATGGGCCGGGCCTCCCCTTGCGTCGCCACGCCCAGCCGGCCATCGGCCCCACGTGCCAAAGGCAAGATGGCTTCGGGGCCTGCTTCGCCCGCCAGCCCCATACCTCCCGCCATGGGAAAGAGGCTGGGACCAGAGAGAACGCCCCCCTTGGCAAATGCGCGTACGCGAC